CCGCCTGCTGCGGAAGATCCGCCGCCACCGCCACCACCCGTATTTGCCGTTCCAGCAGCACCTCTTCCACCACCTCCGCCTGAACCGCCAACACCACCTATACTTCCACTTGCACCGCCACCGGCGTAGGTTACAGAAGAGCCTGAAATTGTAGAAGCCGTTCCGTCTCCGCCTGCTTTTGCTGCGTTTGTTCCGCCTGCTTGAGATGCTCCTCCACCACCGCCACCTTCAGTTATAGCAGGTGATGCTTCGCCGTTATTACCTTGAGAAGGCGTTGTGGAAGGCGTGTTACCAGAACCCCCGGGATTTGTACCCGGTGTCGTATTTCTACTTCCTCCACCACCTGAACCACCATTCCCTCCTGCGCTATTTGATCCACCATAACCACCACCATTAGAAGTTATAGTACTCAAAACTGAATTATTTCCAGCTACGCCATTATTAGTTCCAGCCGATCCACCGTTACCGCCGCCGCCAACTGTAATGGTGTAGTCAGTGCCAGCAGTTACCGGCAAACCAGTTCCGGTTCTATAACCGCCTGCGCCACCACCAGCTCCGAAATGCGATCCACTTTGGTATCCACCACCACCCCCACCACCAGCCACCACCAAATACTCAACCTCTGTAACACCAGTAGGGCAAGTCCAAGTAGACGTAGCGGTAAAGGTTTGGACGACGGTGTAGCCACCAGCTATAGGCCAGATGCCCTGCTGTTTAGCGATCAACTGCTCCATGAGCGACCAAACACCTTTGGCCGAGCTTAGTGTTGGTATGTTTGCGGGGCCGATTATCCCGCCGTTACCTCTGGGCATAACGACTCCTAGCTAATATCTTCGTAGCTGCAAACAATCTGCAATGCGCTTGACGTTCCCGCCGTAGCACCCAGACTGCTGTTTTCTTCAAGATAGATATAAGCGTCTTTATCAATGACCACTAAAGTAGCATTCCCAGGAACTGAAACTGTAGATGCAATTGGGAATGCCGTCCCGCCAAGAGCTGCCGCCGAATACTGATTAACCGTAATATTTGCCGCGCTTGCCGTGGTGTTTGCCACGTATAGGGAATTAACTTTTAGTGCTTTACCCGAGCTTGCGGCATTACTAAGCACAGATGTCGCGCTCGTTGTTGTGAGATTAACCGTCACGGTTTTACCCGTAATGGTTGTTGGCGAGAGCAAATTAGGCGCAGCCATGTTTTATCCCCAAATCATTGCGGCAGTAACGCCATTTACACCATAAACCGCTTTGCCTGCCGGATAAGTCACAAACACGTTTTTAGTTCCGGCACCGAAGTTAACCAAGCTGCCCGAGTTACTCGATGATAGTACCGTCGTCCTACTGAGCGTTGTCCCAGAGGCTGTGTACGTCCCTATCCCAACTTCCCAGTTAGAACCGGATTGATCCGCAATGGTGTAAAAAGTCGTGTTGCCGTTACCAATCACAGAAAACGATTGAAAACCAGTTGCAGCACCAGCTAGGGTTATTGTCCCCGTGCCAGTGCTGGTCGTAGTTTCCTGTACACGATCAGCAAGAACGAAAGCCATGTTATGCAGCCGCTAAGCTGAACGTGTAAGTAACTTGCAACGTGTCTCCGCTTGAAACAGAGCGGTCGCCGCCGGTAAAGTCACTTGCAGAAAATAACGTGCCAGACGTCCCAGACGCTACACTACAAAGGAAAGCACCAGCGATTGTCGCAGTTGCGTTGATACTGAACGATGCCTTGCTTGCGGTGTTGGTAACAACAGAAGGATTGGCCGTTGTTGCAGCAGCAAAAGTCGCCGCTGGCCGGCTGCCAGAATACGCAGAACTTTCAGTCCATCCGGCATGACTTGCAAGCGTATCGCCCGCTGCAAACGTTGTACCGCTGCCTGGGCCAGTAATCAGGCCAACGTACCAAGTGGTAATGCGAGCCGTAGCGCCATCGAGTGCTGTACCCGCCATGTACTGAAGACCGACGTTAACGACAAGATTAGGAGCTTCGTCCGACCATTTGAGGTTTCCATTCTTGTCAAAACACTCAACAAAATATTTACCCATAGCGATCAATCCTTCGCCATTTTGCGAACGGCAAATCAAATCGCTAGACACTACATCAACAGATTTTGCAATTTCCATGATATTTCCTTAAGTTTGAACAGCAGCAGCTATGACATCCCAATAAGGGCCGGCAGAATTGTAAATACAACCCACGTACATTACTTTGTTTGCAGTCGTAGCTGTCGGCAACAAAGCATTGATTTCTCGATAAATAGCATTCCATGTCAAATTTCTTGACGTGCCATTATCAAGAATTCTAAAAATTAACTTATCGCCATCCTGCGGCGACCCTATCGGAGCAAGAATAGATAAATTGGATTGCAATCCAGTCAAAACATATTGATCGTAATTTGCTATTGAAGGCGTAATGGTTGTTGCCGTGGCAGCACTATTTACTCTTGGATCAATCCGCTTACCTGTCAAAGTAGCAGCCCCATCGCTTGTAACCATGCCGCCCGTGGCATTTAAATTTACCTGCAACGCCGACAAAACATTAGATCCAAGTGCTCCAGACGAAGCCCACGAATTGTCTGACACAAAATAAGGTATGCCGCCCGTTGTACCCGAAACAGACAAAACCGGGCTTGATGTCGGATTCGCCACGGAAACAATGCCGCCGACAAAAGTAACACTCCCAACGCCGCCAATCGGACCAGTCGGCCCCGTGGGACCGCCAGCCGGACCAGCGGGACCAGTAGGCCCAATTACGCCCTGATCGACTGTAAGCGTAATTTGATTGCCAGACGTTACCACCATATTTACATCGCTCAATTTGTCACCCCATCAGAACGCACAAGGAATAACAAAAAGATGATGAGATCTTGCGCTGGCGTTGAGCCACTAGCAGGAATGGCAATCTTGATATTGCCGCTGAATCCAACTGGATTTTCAGCGTTTATATCTAGCTGAGGATCTGTCGAAAGAACAGACCAGACAGATTCATCTATAACTAATGTAAATTGACCATCAACCAAACTTTGATTTGTAATGGTCAAATTGACCGGAGATGGAGGCGGAGTGTAATCCGCTATGTCAAAGGTCAGTCCGTACCGGCTGTCTTTTACGTTTGAAAGCTGCCGACGAAGAATTTGGCTTGTTATTGTCGCGCCGGTTAAATTGTTTGGCGTTCCGTCAGCATTTGAAAGCGTTACATTCCAAAAGGTTTTTTGGTTGTAAACAAGCTCGCCTGCAATGATTTGATTATTGAACCCGCTGATTTGCGTCAGCGTATTCTTATTGAAAATAGCCATATTCCCTTTCCTCGGTACATGACGCTGCTCGCGTACTCGCAAGACAGCATGGCTATCGTGTTTTTTACGATTCTAACATTGCCTTTGAATAAAAGACAAGGTTCATTTTTAGTCTTTCATCATCCGGGCAATGATTGACCGCATCTTGTCCATGCTTCAAAGCCTCAGCCTTCTTTTTCAAATGATGGGCAGAAATAGCTGCCAAATCATGAGGTTTAAAACCCCATACTTCAGGATCGCATGTGTAAACCAATTGCTTATCTTTGATTTCCAAAGCCATTGTAGATGCGTGATAACACTCTTTCCACATTGCTTTCATGTAAAAAGAATTTGCAGCATCTACCCAAGGTTCTCTTGTCCCTGGAGCCTCTGCAATCGCCATACGATACCACTTTAAGGCTTCCCAATGATTTTGTTTGTGATCGTAAGCCTTCCCCAACAATCGCATGGCATAACACCGTTCGTTAGGCCAATTGGCTTCAGGCATGTCAAGGTAGGCGTTAAGAGCGGTTATGGCCTCATCCCAAAGATGGTAGAAAGTAAGTTCACGTGCAAAGTAAAAGGCGTTCCTTGGGCATCTAGGATCTTCTTTTACCGCCATTCTCAAAAGATCTAAATATTGACCTCGGCTTTTAGTGGGGTCTGGATGATGCGAAACTAAAAGTCTATCGGTGTGCGCGTAGACTTCTGTGATACGAAGATCGGGTCTTGGATATTCGTGTACAGGATGATGCCAGTGGTAGCCGTGTCGGTGATGGATCTTTTCGTAATAGAAAAGAATGTTATGACCCCAATCAAATTTATATCTTAATCTGGTTGTTTCTGGTTGCCATACTCGTTCAATTTCCTCACGCCATCCCGGTTCTAAAACCTCATCCAAATCAAGAGAGACACAGACATCATAGTCGCCGGGGATGAGGCAAAGAGCCGCGTCTCGCGCCATATCAAATCGCCAAGGCTTTACCGATATGTCGTAAACCATAGCACCAAACGCTTTAGCAAGGCTGACAGTGTTATCCGTTGACCCTGTATCAGCGATTAAGATCATGTCAGCATCTTGCGCTGAATTGCAAAATCTTTTGACAAATTGCTCTTCGTTTTTTGAGATTGCGTATACGCAGATTTTTAGTGTCATGTATTACCAGAATGTTTTAAACAAATTGGACTTCTTTCCAAGCCGTACCGTTATGAAAATATAGTTTGTTTGAGACTACGCATAAAGCACCGGAAATGGCTCCCGTAGTTGGAAGAGATCCACTTGCATTGATATACAACGGTGCTGATGTTGTCCCACCGTAAAAAGCACCACCGAAATAACTTGTAGATCGGCCTTCTACGCCAACGCCACTTGCGGCGGTTGCATTGCCCTTGACTCCGATACCAGACGTTCCCGTAGCTTCACCAAACACACCGTCGCCCGTGGTTGTTTTTCCGTAAACACCATCGCCGCCAGCAGTAGATTCACCAAAAACACCGGCTCCCGTGGCGCTTTTTCCCGTCACGGCAATTGTCGACCCAAGATTGGTAATTACCATATAACCAAGCGAAGCATAAATTTCTGTCCGCAGGTTATTGCTTGAGTCGTAACCCTTTAGTGCATTGTCTGAGCTGGCGTTAAGCGTGAATCGAGCGCCGCTAGTACCCGTCTGAAATGCAGATCCCGTTATCGTTCCACCGCTAACAGTTAAATTTGCACCATCCCATTTAATAGAATTTGTTGAGTTTCCTATACTAAATTTGTACGCGGCTCCACTGTATCCAAGAAAGAAGCCTGTCCCCGTGTCATAACCCGTCTGACCACCTCTGATATAACCAGTTGTATCCGTAATAAAACCAGTGCCAGTTATAGTTCCGCCAGTGACAGTTAAATTTGCACCATCCCATTTAACAGAATTAGTTGAGTTGCCTATGCTGAACTTGTACGCAGTTCCGCTATATCCAAGAAAGAAACCTGTCCCGGTGTCGTAACCCGTCTGACCGCCTCTAACGTAACCGGTTGTGTCCGTAACAAAACCCGCGCCAGTTACAGTGCCGCCAGTAACCGTAAGATTTGTACCGTCCCACTTTATTGAATTGGTTGCATTACCAAAAGAAAATTTATAAGCGCCAGCGCTATAGCCCAAGAAAAATCCTGTGCCAGTTGCATAACCTGTTTGCCCTCCAAGGATATAACCAGTGGTTCCAACAGTAAGAACATCATTGACTGTCAAGGCTCCAGTGTTGACTGAGACGGCTGAAAGAGCGCCTACTTTCAAACTTGATATGTAGGGCGTTGACCATACAGAATTAGTCCCGTTGTAAATACCATCGCTTTGATATAACGAATTGTTACTCGACGGATCGGGGTCGGTTGCATACCAAGTAACCGCAAAAGAAGCACCCCAGACAGCAGAAGATTGCGCTGACGAAGGGCGATTGTCGCCAACCACAGTAACATTTCCGCTAACCGGAACTGGATTGCTCGCAATCCTTGCGTACATGATTCTAGCCTGAGCACCGGTGGCTCCGGTGGCCCCATTGGTTCCCGCGTATCCTTCAACCAAAATTGAAGCGCCTGTCCAATTTATGGTTGATGTTGTAGTGGACCCGGCGGCAATTAAGTTAACTGTGGCTGCATAAAGGTTATAGCCACCAGCAGGGGGAGATCCTGGAGTTAAGTACCAATCTGCCGGAGCTGGAAAAGTGGCAGTCGACCATGTAAATAATGTGCTGCCAGAAATAGCGGGGGTTGAAAGATCCCATCGGTAAACTTTTGGGTACGCATATTTCACACCGTCCGCGCCCGTCGGTCCCATATCTCCGTTTGCGCTCAAGGCATAAACAGAGAAACCGGTTGCCCAACTTACAGTTGTCGTCGTAGCGGTAGCAACATCTGAAATTGATTTAGAAGCAACCCACAGTTTTATGCTGGAGGTTCCTGGGTTTGCTGGAACAGTCACTTGCCAATAGTTGCCACCGGTGTAACCAGAATTGGTAAGACTAGACCAAGTAAACGTTGAAGAACCTGATGGGTTTCCTGGTTGCGCCGCAGCCCATTGATAAAGAAAAACCGTGGCGGATTTGTCGCCAGATACCCCCGTCGGACCAACACCGCCGGAGGCTCCCGTAGGCCCCACACCTCCCGTCGGCCCAATACCTCCTGTCGGTCCAATGCCTCCTGTCGGACCAACGCCTCCCGTCGGGCCGTTGGGCCCAATTGGACCCGTGGGCCCGACTCCCGTCGGCCCAGTTGCACCAGAGGGAACTTTGGTGAGCGTAAAAGTTTTATCAATGTAACCCGTTGCAGTAGTTCCTCTGAACGTACATGACGCTTGCGTTTGAGTGCCGGTAAGCGAAAGCGAACTAACTGAAATAGTTCCTGTTGTTAAACCAATAGTGGCGGAACATCCAGAACTTGAAATCAATGAAAACGACACATCAGGATATGCAAGAACAGCACCGTTTTCATAAACCGTCATTTGATTGGAGACCGGAAACTGACCGCTTATGACCGTGTAGTTTGCGTCGTTTAAGCAAGAAATATTGATAAACGATTTGGCTAATTCAGCGGTTACGCCAGACCCGTTGTAAGTTTTGTTAATTAAAAGCTGTCGATCAAAAGTCGTAGTCGAAGTTCCGCTTGTAATAGTGGCTCGAAAAATGGCAGAGGCCGATTGCACTGCTTGAGCGACAGCAGTAACTGTAATTACGCCTGTAGTGCTATTTATCGAAGTCGTGCAGTTAGTCTCTGATACTTTTGTAAATGCAACCGCTGGCGTTGTAACCAGAGAAGCTCCGTCGTAAACAACATAAGTCGTTGTCCACGGTAGTTGACCTGTTACTAAAACACCATCTGGGTCGGCGGTAAAGCTCTTAGAAGCTATTAAGATGTAAGCTGTTAGCGCTGAATAAGGTTGCCAAACAAATGATGCGCTTGTTGAGGATCGTACAGCCGCGTATTCGTTACCAGCAACAAATTGAAAATAATAGGTATTTGCGGCTAATTGTAGTTTTGTAAAGGTAAACGTTGATGAGTTTGTAAATGCTTGACCATTGATTAGATTTTGAGTTGCTAGCTCAACCCAATCTGTTGCCGATGGAGTGGCTGAAGTGGTCACAAATAATTTTAAATAAGTGACTCTTCCAACCGAAGGAATAGTGCAATCAACGTCAAAAGTTGCCGGCGAAGCAAAGGGAAGTTTATTAGTTACAGTTGGAGCGTTTGCGGCTGAAATATATTCGGCAGCGGATAGTTGCGAATTTGGAGCCGCCGAAAATGCTGTGATGCTAGCGTCATCATAAACTTGAACGTTGTATTCAGACAGCTCTAGCGTCGCGCCTAAATTGCCATCATCAATTGTCGCTTCCGAAACTTTCATCACCCGGAAAAGTTTGTTAGTCCATCCGTAATCGGCATTAGTAATATCAACAACATCACCAGCGTCTACTTGAATACCGGGATAGGTAGAAGTTATCGTAACGATCAAATCTTCACGCGCTTGCTCTAACCTTCGATTTCCAAGATATTGAGCTTGTACAGAGTCATTTGTAAATTCAAGCGTTGTTGACTGTCTGTTAGCGGGTTCGTTTGCATAAAGCTGCCCCGCTGGAGTCTCCATAAAAACCAGATCCGGCTGATCTCGATTTAACTTTGATGGAAACTCAATCTGAATTTGGTTAATTTGCTGATTGATGTCTACAGCAGAAACCCTAATTTCGCCGATAAGATTTGTGTCGTTAAATGAGAACGAAGAAGTTTCTGCCTTATTGATGACAACCGACCATTTGCCTGATGCCGCGTTGTATGCCATCCAACTGTCGCAACATTCCAGCATCTTCTCAACGTTATCCAGAACGGTCTTGCCCGTGTCTACAACACCGTTAATCCTGTATCGAGCCTGTGTCGCAGATCCGCCACCAGATGGCGTATAAGTAATTGTCTGATCGGAGTAGGTATTAAGAGCGGCAGCGCTTACAGAATCAACCAAACCCGTCATGCCAGCGCCATATCTCGCGTCGGTCATGTAGTCATACCAAACATCTCCAGGCTTTGCGACGCTGCCGCCTTTAGGATAATGCTTACAGTAAAACGTAATTGGCTGAAGCCCAGTGGTTCCAGCATCTGTGTTGTAGTTGAGTTTGACAATTGCAAAAGCCAACCCGTTCATCTGCCGACCAGAAGAGGGCCAGCGTAAAGCGGCTGAAATGTCTGCACCGCCCATAAATACATGCGGGGCCGTTCCGTTTACTGGGGTTATAGCTCCTGCATTTGTTGATGTGTAGAGACTGATATAAAGATTGCCATTTATTTTGTCATCAACATTTGGCGGCGAGGCTCCGTCCGTTAAAGAAATAACTTTTGTCTGATCCGTTGCATCAAAAGTAATAAGACGGTCGCCGTAGTAAAACTTAGTTTGGTCATATGAGAACGTTGCAGAACCATCAGACGAAATGGAAGAGATCGCTAAAACGTAATACATCGTCTTTTGATCGGTTGACAACACCGCATCAACAAAGACACCTCCTAGCCAAGCATCTCCGTAAACAACAGGGATTGAGTTGTTGTTAGCTGGAGGGATTTGTTGCCTTGCCCCAGTATCCTGCGATTGTGATGGCTTAGCTCCAAACGCTCGGGTTACAACATAAGAAACCGCGAAGTTAATTGCGAATGTGGCGGCTGCTAAAGGAATGCCTGTTAGCGTAATACCTGCCGCAGCAAGAATAATGGATGCTGGCATGATCTACTCTTTGAAGAACGTCGCTTGCATGGGCTTAAAGTTGTATCTTGTATAGTCAATATTTGGTGAGTTGGGCATAAGACTCGTGCAAACAATTTGCACTCGTTTTTGGTTAAGCATGTCTTGCGCGAGCTTGTTGAATCTTAGCCAAAGTTTTCCACCAACGGATGTATCTCTGAACTCTGGAATTACCCACCACGCTACCTCGTGAAGTTCCTTGACCGCGTGGTTCCAAAAGTTTCTTGTTACATAAGCTGCCAAGAACCCTCGAAACTGATCGTCAATAAGAACGAAACCTCGGCCTTTAATCATCTCGTAAAACAGTGTTTTGACATGCCCTTCGTTTTGGTTTTGCTTTAATGTCTCTATTCCTGCTTCATCCGCGTAAGCCTTCATCATTTGTATAAGGTGCGGCATGTCGTATTTTGTGGCGTATCTCATTGCCCTAATTGGTCTATTTGTCGTTGAAATTCGTTTTCGGCAGCAACAGAAATATCTGATCCCGGCGAAGATTGGGAGCCTACTTGCGGCCTTGATCCAAAGTCAAAATATTGACCCGATATAGCAGCAACTCGACTCATGCTCAAATCTGAGGAATAGATCTGTTGCCAAGTTTTTACGTTAGTTTTAATGCCGGCAATTCTGTTTTCTAAAATCGCCCGAAAAGAAGAGCAAGAAATTGATGCAGTGGCTGTACGGCTGCGAACGTTGTCGTTCCAATCTTCGGTAATTGAAATATTAGAAACGATGCCTTGATAGCGCTTAAAAAACTGTGTTGTAGGGCTTGTGATGATTTGATAGTTCGAGTCAAAGAATCCACGCCAAATCTCTACAGTTGATCCCTTGATATTAGACCCCAAAACCAAAGAAATATTTGTTGGGTCAATGCCGACAAGTCCAATCGCCATATCAACCGAGGTCGCTTTAATCTCTCGGTTGACAGCCCCAACAGAAAGAAGGCTTCCCAAACCTGAAAATGTGTTCCCGTCAACAGTGATAGCAGCGGAAGCATTGCAAAATGTATAAGTTCCTGATGATGTTGTTAGCTTTACAAATTCGCCGTGAGTAATGCTTGCGCTATTGAGCGCTGTCATTTGGGTACTCATTGCACATTCTCCCTAAAGACGAAATCAGCATCCCAGTCGACAAATGCGCCGTTGGTCATGGGTCTTAGCGTGTACGTCGGGCAAACCTCAGCAACGACAGAAAAGGTGCAAGCAGACCCTACAGCCGTTAGTGTACCTACGGATGGCGTTCCAATCACTGGCCGATGCAATGTAACGCTAACGGTTGACCCTGAGCCTCTCAAGACCTGCGTGGTTACCTTGTAGGGATAACTTCCCAACTGGATAAAGTCGCCTGCCTTAAATACGATAACCGAACTTCCGACTGCTGGAAGATTGCCGACAGAAATCGTCGTCGCATTTGCAGCCGGTACAGACGCAAGGGTTAGTGCCGCAGCTTGTCCGCTCGTAAGCTGGCCTTGGTAAGCGGTGAACCACTGAAGGTTCGTTGAGCTGAACGTGATGGTTGCCGCCGTTTGCCGGTCGAGGTTGTCAATGGTCTGAATTACATCCCGAACCTGGGGGTAGTAAAGAAACGCATGAGGTTTGACTGTAAACACCCAAGGAACGGATGTAACGTAAAGTGCCGTTCTAACTTGTCCCGATCTTGAATATTGCTGACCAACCATTCGCCGGTTGTTAACTGTAATCGTTTGGCTGATGTCTAAGATTGTTTGAAAGCTCATGCTCGACCTCTCGGTGAGAGTGATTTCTGAGCGTAGGCGTTCGCAGCCCAAACCGCTCGATTGCTGCCCATGATTCTTTCCTCAAAAGACTTAACGTCGATTGCCTGTATGTTGTAGTTATTGACTGTCGATGTTCCGCTCATCGCGTAAGACGGAACAACTTGGCCTGCCATGCTTGGAACAAATAGTTCCGGCCCTCTTTCGCCCACAAGATACGGAGCGCCAGAGTTAACTGGACCGCCGCCGGCTCGCTTACCAAAGATGCTCCCAAGAACAGGAACGTTAGACATAAAGTTTTCAAACAAAGACGGAGCGCCAGTAATGTTTGATTTGAAAATTGTGTCTAAAAACTTGTCTAACGAGCGGGAAGCTAGCTTTTGCAGTAAAGAGGAAAGGGCTGACTTGAACGCTTGCGCGGCAGACTTGCCAGACATAAATGCCTCAACGATTGTCGTGCCTATTGACTTAAACCCATCTCGAATGTCTTCTAGCATTTCTAATTGTTCTTGACCGTCTTTTTTCTTTTCCTGCATGTCTTCCCATTGCTTGTTTGCCATGATTTGAGCCTGCTGATCTAGGTCTAACATGACTTGCATACGCTCTTTTTCGATCTCAACTTCGCGCTCGTAATCTTTAACGATCTGTTCTTGCCGCATCTTGCGAAGATCGTCCATCGCGGCGAGCTCTTGATTGGCTTCCTTTGTCAGCCTTTGCATTTCTTCTTGCTGCTCGGCTTCCTCGCGGCGCAGACGGATAATCTCTTCCATCTTTGCAAGACCGGCTGGCCCACCTTGCTTTGCGGCTTCGAACCGTAATGCTGCTTCTTCGCCTTCTTTTAGTTTAAGAATCTGAGCGTCTAAGCCTTCAAGATAAGTCTTAAGCGCTTTTGCAGCAGACTCCGCGCCCGAGTCTTTTACAGCCTTTACCCTTGTTCCTGACTGTCTACCACCCTGCGTGACACCAACCACCGGAGCAGGAACCGCGGGTTCCTCTTCGCCAAAGCCGAGAAACTTTTTAATTCCTGTGTACGCATCACGCGCTTTGCCCATCAACGTTAGAAAGCCGATCTTTGCCTTCTCGGTCATCTGGTCAATAGCGTCGCCTATCTCGCCGATAGCTAATACGCCCTTCTTTGCCTCGCCTGAGAACTTATCGGTATTCCTTGAGAGTTGGTCAATCTTGGAAATATCAAGATTGCCAAACTGTTTTCCAAAAAGCTGCACTTGCAATCGAGCGCGTTCCGCGCCTGCGCTCATGCCAGAAAGAACCAACGTTAGGTCTCGGAAGATGTCAATCTCTGGTCTTAACAAACCACCAGCGTCGGCAATACTTACGCCTAATTCTTTGAACAGATCGGCCTGCTCTTTTTGACCATCAGCGGCAGCACCAAGCGTTACCGAGAACCGATCCCACATCTGCGCGGCGTTATCGGCTTCTTTCCCCGATTGAACCATTGCGCTTTGTAAAGCTAAGACTTCCTCAATCGCTAAGCCCGAACCCTCAGCGAAGTCGTTAACCGCATCCGCAGCTTTGAAAAAAGAAGTTGCAAATGCTCCCGCAGCGGCGGCGACTAGTAACATGGGATGTCGTAATGCGCCCATCGCAGTGCCAAGTAAATTGACGCTGACTTGCATTTCGCGGGTCTTGGCTTTGGCCCTGTCGATCTCTTGAACGAACTTTGCGCTCTCAAGACCAAGTGCAACTTGCAGGGCTGCGATTAGCTTACCGGCCATTGTTTCCCCCTAAAATGTCTAAAAACTCTGACTTGAAACCCGGCAGACTTGTAAACGCCAGGAAGTCTCGCTCTTGTTTTGTCATGTAGTTAGGAGGGATAAAGTATTCCTCCAGATGCGGGAAAAACTCTCGACTCTTGATCGGGTTTTTAGAAAGCGCGTTATAAACAATCGCCATCAAATGCGAGATCAACATTAAGTTTTGTCTCGCGCCAATCATGCCATCGCGGTACATCAATTCTAACTCTCGCGTGGTCACTACATCAAGGCTTTCTATGACCTCGGGAGACTGACCGTTAAAAATCATTGCCGCCCGAATCTGCCGATATAGTGACCGCTTTAGTTTTTTTCGACTTCCTTGTAATCTGGGTTTACTGCCTTTTCGATTAACTCGGTCAGATGCTTAATCTGCGCTGGAGAGAAGGCTTCGGAAATATCCTCGTAGGAAAGCGCGAAGAGCTCTTGTCCTTCCTCAAAACCGACTAAGTTGATAAGCGCAATCTCGCGCATGATCTCTTGGGCTTTGAACCGTGACGCTTCTTTTAGGCTTCGTCCCTCAACGACAATGTCATCGTCTTTACGCTCGACTTCTACAGTCTTGTTGATCTTGTAGAGTTTCTCAAACGTATCGACTAGCTTTGCGTATTCCTGCTCTATCAAAGCGTCGGGAGGGTTTTTAATCTTGCCCTCAAGCTCAATCATTTCCTTCCTAGTAGGAAGATAGACCTTTAACGCATGACCAGCAAAATCAATGTCTGCGTATTTCTGTCTCTGAAAAGAAGAGCCGAACTTGTCTTGTAATCTCATTTTCTAACCTTTGCTCGTTGCTTCGCCGCCCAAAGATCCATGTGAGCGCTCATGAGAGACGCTAACCGATCAAGCGCGGAGCTTGCCATTGATTGAAAACTGTTTCGTATAAACGGCCTAGCAGGAACCTCAGCCGTACCGAATTCTATAGCCTCTGCTGCTGGTCTGTACTCACCCTTAGCATCCCTGTAGCCAACACCAACATCGACAAACCCGAAAGCAACTGTATCGCGGCTGAGATATTTTTTAGATTTGTCTTTACGCGTTGCAACCTTCGCGCCGTTGCGAACCTTGAGTTGCAGCTTTCCAGTATCGACAGGAACTCTTGCACGGATCGCCGCTTTTACGGGCTCCATCGCAGACTTAAGACCGGGAAGTAAAGACCGTCTGGCTTTGGTCGTGCCGAACTCTTGAGCTAATTCTAAAAGCGAATCCTCAAACTCTCGGAAGCCCTTAACCTCAATCTTTCCCATTTGTCACGATCTTTTTGAAGATCAGATCGTTAAGACGAATCACATAATTTACAACTTCGTCTGGTGTCATATCTGGCGCATGATTCTCTGCGATCTTGTGGCAAAGGCTAATGTTGATGAG